ATTTCTAATTTGTACCCTTAAGTACCTGTTTTTAAAACTATTAATGAATTAAAGGAGATTAACTATGAAAAGTTTCAATGGATTCGACAACGCAAAGAAGGCAGCAGCGAGCATGGGTGGAGAGAAACTCCCTGCCGGAGCTTATGTTTGCCAGGTTAAGAACGTGAGGTATGTCGCAGGTGAGAACGGCAATTCTGACATGATTGAGATTCTGTTCGACATCACTGAGGGTGAGCAGAAGGATTTCTTCAAGAAGCAGTATGATAGCAACACTTCCGAGGATAAGAAGTTCAAGGGTCGCAAGAGCATTTATGTTCCGAAGGATGACGGATCAGAGCGTGATGAGTGGACTAAGAACAGCTTCGCTAAGTGGGTCAACGCTTTTGAGGACTCAAACGAGGGTTATAAATGGGACTGGAACGAGAACAAGTGGAAGGGCCTTTCCGTTGGTATTGTGTTCGGAGAGACAGGCACCGTTATCGAAGGCCGTGAAATCGTCTACACCGAAGCAAGATTTCCTGCTGACGTTAAGAAGGTCCGTGCAGGCACAGCTCCCAAGGCAAAGTTCGTAGCTAAGAACGGCTACACCGGCAACGGCTCCAACAACTCCAACAATGGCGGCTCTTCTTCCGACAGTGGCTGGCAGTCCGTAGCTCCTGAGGAAGAACTTCCCTTCTCATAATGGAAGGCTATGAGGTTCAACAGTGCCTTGCTACCTTCAAAATTCTTGTCGATACTGCGGAACAGCCGACAAAGGAATACCAACGCAGGTGCGACTCCTTCGGTGTTCCGTATGAGCGACAGAATCTTGATTACGGAGATTATACATATAACTTCCAACTTCCGTCAGGAATATGGCTGCATGACTCCCAAACAGCCGTCAAGGGTCATGTGGTCATAGAACGGAAGATGTCTCTCAGAGAACTCTCAGGCAACCTCTGCCAAAACTATGACCGATTCGTCAGAGAGTTTGAGCGAGCTTCCGCCAACAACGCATCAATTTATCTTTTGGTCGAGGACGGATCCTGGATGAAGATAATCACCGGCAAATATAACACGAGGTTCAACAGCAAGGCATATCTGCACAGGCTATTGAAGCTGATCGGGACTTATCAGATTAAGCCTATTTTTGTTCACAAGGAACTTTCAGGGCAAATGATCTACGAGATTTTGTTCCGTGAAGCAAAGAGAAGATTGGAGAACGGAGAGTATGGATAAAGGTTGGATTAAGCTCAACAGACAAATCCAAGAACATTGGATTTGGAAAGACAAACCGTTCAACAAAAGTGCCGCATGGATAGATTTGATTCTGTTAGCAAACCATGAGAGCCAAAAAGTCAATTTAAGGGAAGGAATGGTCACAATCAAAAGGGGACAATTCATTACCGGGATAGATAAATTAGCTCAAAGGTGGGGATGGTCCAGAGGTAAAGTGTATAGATTCTTAAAGTTACTCGAATCGGAACAGATGTTGAAACGAAAAGCGAACACATATGGAACACTTCTAACCATTGTAAATTATGGAAAATTCCAAGGTGAGCGAAACGCCAATGGAACACCTAACGGAACAACCAATGGAACAACAGACGGTACAACGGACGGTACACCAACAAGAATGAATAAGAATGATAAAGAAATAAAAGAAGGCGACCTACCCCCTTCTGACGAAGGGGTGGCCGCCGAAGAAGATGTCGGGATGACCGATGAAGAATGGGAGAACTGGGGAGAGGTATTCACACCATGAGTTTTTATGAGTTCAAAACAGAAGATGCTGAACACTTTGCGAGTATGTACCCGGGAGTGAAGCGGAACGGTAATGAACTTCGATTTCAGTTGTGCCCATATTGTCATGGTGGACGGAAGCCGGATAAAGGAACCTTCGCCATTAATCTCAAAACAGGGATGTTCAATTGTCGGAGAGGTGGCTGTGGAGCAAAAGGCAATATGCTCACCCTGGCAAGAGATTTTCCTGAGTTCGAACTGTCGGAAGATGTGAAGCGGTATCACAACATCAATGATTATGACGGAAGGTTTAGACGTTTTACCGATGCCCATAAGATCATCGAGTCAAAAGATGAAGCGGTCCTATTCATGAAGAGCAGAGGGATATCTGAGAAGGTTTGCCGAGAATATGAAATCACGGCATCAGAAACCGACAAGCAGCGAATGATTTTTCCATTCAAGGATGAGTCGGGAGAACTGCGATTTATCAAATACCGCAACACGGATCCTGAAAGGCTCAAAAAGGCATCTAAAGAATGGTGTGAGCCCAACTGTATGCCTATCCTGTTCGGCATGAACCATTGCCAAAATTACGAGCGATTAGTGATTACGGAAGGGCAGATAGATAGTTTGTCAGTGACGGAAGCAGGCGTACCGAATGCCGTGTCAGTTCCAACAGGCAAGAATGGCTTCACATGGGTTCCGCATTGCTGGGACTTCGTGAAGAAGTTTAAAGAGATTGTTGTGTTCGGAGATTGTGAGAACGGAGAAATCACCCTGTCGGCGGAACTGTCCAAGCGGTTCAAGAACGTGAAGATTGTTAGGACGGAAGATTATCTCGGCTGCAAGGATGCAAACGAAATCCTGCTGACCCACGGAGCTGAAGCAATACGGACCGCCGTTGAGAACGCCACATCAGGAACCATCAGCCACATTAAAGACATGGCAGACGTTGAAGCACTCGACATTGAATCACTTCCAGCTATCAGCACCGGCACAGGCCCACTCGATGAACTGCTTTCAGGTGGATTTCATTACGGAGACTTCGTGATCCTGACAGGCCGAAGAGGTGACGGAAAGTCGACCATGGCATCACAGTTCACAGTCGAAGCTCTGGCAGACAACCATAACTGCTTTATCTACTCAGGGGAAATGAAGGATGTTGCCGTCAAGAACTGGATAGACCGTCAGATTATCGGAAAGCAGGTCCCATATAACTCGGAAATTGAAGAGGCGGAGAACTGGTATCGGAATCGGCTGTTCATTTATGACGATGAAGCCATTGACGAAGAAGAGACGGAAACCCTGCTTGAAACCATCGAGGATGTCATCATCCAAAAGAACGTCAGATTTGTTTTGGTGGATAACTTAATGACAGCTATGGAAGATACCGCAGGCACAAACGAAGCACTTTACCGCCAACAGTCAAACTTTTGTGGAAAACTTGCGAAGATGGCACGGAAGTTTGATGCGGTCATCATCCTGGTATGCCACCCGAGGAAAACAAGCAATGAGAATCTGATGAATGACGATGTATCAGGAACCGCCGACATTACCAACAAGGCAAACATCGTGCTGACGTATTCCAGAGTATATGTGAACAAGCAGGAACAGGATCCACGAATCAGAGACTTGGCTGTGACCAAGAACCGACTGACAGGAAGGACAGGCAGTGTGAAGATGATTTACTCGGAATATAGCAAGCGTATCTGCTGGGTAAAGGCTAAAGAACTTCCGAAGAATTATCTGACGGAAGGACAGACAGAAGAAATTGAAGAAGAAGATATTCCGTTTCAGTGAGGTGAAAAATGAGAGGAAATATGGTCATAACCTCGAATGAGGGCAAAATAATCAAAGGAAACATGGTTATACGAAAGATAGAGCCTGCCGGAAACTACATCCTCTGGACATTCTCAGATGAGGATGCAGCATATAGAGCAGTGAAGATATTCATTAACAGCGGATTTGAATTTGTGAGGAGACTGATATGAGCATAAACAAGATATGGCATTTTGTGGATTATCCCACATCAGAGGATGAAGTTCTGATCAAGACGGTTGACGGAGAGTTGGCAATTTGTGTTTGGAATCAGGAGCATAGCAGATGGCTTGACGTTGGCAGAGACAACAGTTGGTTTGCTGGCGGAGTTGCTTGTTGGGCATACCTTTGTGATTTTGGCATTCCTGAGACAACCAAGGAAATGCCACCTGCGAGGTAAAACATGGAAGAGCAACTTGAGGACTATGAGCTGGAGATGCTCAAGCGGTGTGAGAGATGTGAACACTGGAACGGCGAAGAGTGTGACAGCGGATTAGATTACTGCAGCTTTGAAATGAGAGGTAACTATGAGGGTATTCACTGCAAGGATTGAAGTATCAGACGATTACACCTATGCAGAGATAGAAGATGCCAAGGCTTCGGCAGTTTGGAAGGAGAAACATCCTGGCGGAATGTTTATCAAGCCCGATGTTGACCTGCACAACAAGTGCGGCGGATGCATTCACTTCCAGCCGAACCCCGGCAAGCGTGGAGGACAGAGCAAGGGCTTCTGCATGATAGGTGGAAGCGGACTCTGCCGAACCTACAAGGCCTGCAAGATGTATCGGGAAAGGGAAGGACTAAATGGCAATTCCTAAAGATTATGTTTGTGACGGACAACTTAATATCTGGGATTTTGTGACGGAAGATTACTCAGCCGTGGAAGAACCTAAACCAAAACTTTGCAAAGGCGAACCTGACGATGCCATCTGTGAAGGTTGCAAGTGGCGAGAGACGGAAGAGCGAGAGCTGGAAGTTGACGAACACGGACAGACTTGGGTTTATAAATGCCCCGGTACCGCTTGTGCAAATTGGAAGCACGGAACTCCGCTAAATCTCACCGCTGAAAAGCCCGACCATCAGGAAGTTGTTTGGTATGAGCCTGAGGACAAGCCGTACTGCTTCAACCGCAATTTTCTTCCATCACTGGAGGAAACGGTCAGGATCATGGAGGAATGGTTCGGAATTAAGTTTGAAAAGACCAATTATGAATACAAGGATGAGATTTACAACACGGTTTATGTGTATAAGTGCTACGGCAAATCAACCATTGAACTGGATGAGAATGTTTATTCCGGCGGTGATCATGCAGGGGAACGTTTTATCGGAGTTGACTGGAATGCTCCACTGGAAGGAACCGCAGGCGGATGCCTTAGCCTTTACGAAGTAGAGCACAGACTTCGAAAAGCGATTAGCCGAGCTGTGAAGTACAAGGAAGAACACAAGCACAAGAAGAGAGGTGAGGAAGATGAAGAGCCTTAACATCGGAGATTTCATCCAGTGCCGTGACAAAAACGATATGGTCGATACGATGATGGAACTCGCCGAGAACGGATATGACACGGATTTTGTATACCAGCGAGACGGCAAGAAGGGCTACTGGCTCAAAGTCGAAGATTACACGGCTGATACATACCAAAAAACCTTCAAATATGCCCTTGAATCCTTCAGCCTGTTTGCCGAAGAGCTCAAGTACGAATACGAAGATTACGAGGTTGACTTTGAGCAGGCCAAGGATGCCGAACAGCAGATAGCTGCACTCCAAAATATGTGCATCTGTCAGGGCAAGATGAAGATGCTTTACGAAGTTGTCCACCTTATGAACAATGCACACAAGGAAATACTGGAGGCGGAAGATGATACGAGCAATACAACAGACAGTGCCAATGTGTCCTGATTGTTCCGCTTTTATGTTTAAGAGAGCCCAGGACGGTCATGTGTATCTGATATGCCATGATTGCCTGAAGGTTCTCAGGATAGTAAGCGACAGCAGGGCGGAAATCGAAGTGATTACATCAGACAACAAGGAGGATAAATATGGGATTTTTGAACACAGTAGTAGTGGCGAACATGAAGTGCAGAGCGATGGTCAGGAACATTCCTGAGGACGTTGCAACCGGCAAGAGGCAGGGCTACATCGTGGCCAGAGTGGACAGAGGGGTGATGTGGTACTACGGATGCTATGAAACGGATGTGAGAGCTGCAACAGTCGCTGATGAACTTGGCAACGGAGCAGTGCTTAACAACATCACGGAGGTAGAGGGATGAGCAAGTGGAAGCCGTGTTACATGATCAAGGATGAGCCTGTCACAATCCCAATGGATTTGCTGATAGAGCCTGAGAAGGCAAAGGACAGGTTTGTTGAAGCGGTTTACCTCGGAGATTTTCCCAACGGCATACTGGTTGAGGTTCGGTTTCGGAAGGGTTTCGGAGCGAAGTATAGAAATAACTATAAGTTATTCATCAACTGGCAGAGCATTTGGTGCGGCAACGTCAAGGTTAAGGACTCGTTTGGCAATGACGTGAAAGCGGTGAGAGCATGAATGTGAGAGGTGAATGATGAACAGTGAAAAATTCGAGACAACTGTTGAGATATTAAAAGAAATGGCTTTCACAGCGACCGAGACACAGCGTAGAGCATTGGAAGAAGCAATATCGGCTGTATGCGACTATAAAAAGATGCAGGAGATAAGCCTTGACCTTGCGTTTGAGAATGACGAACTGATAAACAAGTCAAGGTGGATTCCAGTTTCCGAGAGATTGCCAAAAATCGCTGATGTTTACAGAGTAACGAGGTACTATCCAAATAATGTAATGAATCCCAGATATCTCGTTGATGCTTGTGCCTTTGACGGTTCAAACACTTGGTATAACGATAACAGAATCAATCATGAAAGAGCCTACGCAGATAACGTAATAGCATGGCAAGAAAACCCCGAACCATACAAGCCAGAGAAAGGTGGTGAGTGAATGGACGACTTAATCAGCAAACAAAAGGTTCTTAACACGCTTGACTTTGCGGACAACGCACTTGACGAGGAAAGAACAGTTGAGAACTACAAGGAACTGTTGACGGAATGTATTAAGGTGTTATCGAGCGATTCGGAATATCCGAACAAGTGCGATGACTTAATCAGCAGACAGGCGGTTATGGAGTGCTTTAAAAAGTGGCGTCCTTATATGGCTACAAGGCTTTGTGAGTTTGAAAAAGAATTAACCGCTATTCCGTCCGTAGAGAACAAGGGAGAGTGGATTCCTGTTTCCGAGAGGTTGCCAGAAAATAACAAGAATGTGTTGGCAACGGACGGATTAGATGTTTTCATAGCGTGGCATAATCCCGAAAAGGAAAAGTGGTACAGTTTTGATGAACTATTCGATGAACAATATCCGATTCTTGCGTGGCAACTTTTACCAGAACCATGGGAGGGGGAAAAGGAAAATGGGTGACTGGAGCGACAATCTGGAATATGAGCAAAGAGAATACTACGGACATTTTTATGATCCCGACAGGGAAGAAGAAACCGAAGAAGAGAACGGAGACTTAATCAGCAGAAAATCATTGCTTAACAAGATAGACGCTTATGTCGTTGGTTCACAGGATAAAGAGTTTATCTGCAAACTGATAAAGGAAATTCCGCCCGTAGAGAACAAGGGAGAGTGGATTTCTGTTACAGAAAAACTTCCCAAAGACCATGAAGAAGTATTGATTTATCTATCCTCAAGCCGAATAACAATAGGCTTATACAATAGCCACGTATTACCTCTTGCTCCATATAAACCGATTGGATGGGGAGTTAATGCACAGACAGCGGTACATAATTTTTGTAGTGATGATGTGGTTGCATGGATGCCTTTACCAAGTCCGTGGAAAGGAGAATGAATGGAACTACTTGAAATAATCCTAATCGCATTAGCCTGTCCGTTAGCATTACCACTTGTGACGGAAGAAAGTGAGAACAAGGAATGACAAAACTATTTTTGAGTTTAGAAGATGCCGTTTTAGTGGCTACAAGAGAGTTTAATATTGACCCACAGTTAGCAAGGCAAGAGTTTGAGCAAAAATGCTACGCCACAGACAAAGCATATGAGATTGGCTATCATCACGGACTTTACGATGCGATAGAAGCAATCAAGGACAAACACAGGAAAGAGAGGATAAATGAGAATACATAACGACCAATCAAAGTTTGGACGCATCCCAGACCCACCCGAACCGCCTTCTGATGAATGGTTTGAGGAGCATTGCCCGAGATGCAAGCATAACCATGAGTGGGAAGAGAACGGCAAGATATACGCTGAATGTACGCAAGGGGGATGCACAGGGTTTGTTGAGAGAGAGGATGAAAGGAGATAAGAAATGAAATTATCAGTCATTGTACCGTGTTATAACTCGGGAAAGTACCTCGACAGACTTCTCAGGTCAATTTACAAGCAGAAATACGACTGCGAGGTAATTCTTGCCGATGATCATTCCACGGAACCATATGACGATGTAGTTGACAGATGGAAAGATAAGCTGCGAATTGTAAGGACCCAAACTGAATACAACTGCTGCCCCGGCAATACGAGACAAGCCGGATATGATGCTTCCAGTGGTGAATGGGTAACATTTGCAGACCATGATGATGCGTTTTATCCCGGAGCATTCCAAAAAGTGTTCAGTGAAGCTAAAAAACACGACCTCGAAGTTATCCACACAGATTTTGACGAAGTAGATCCGAAAACAGAGAAGCCTTTGCGGAGTCACCACAACGCTGCAGGATGGACTCACGGAAAGTTCTTCAAGCGGTCTTTCTGGGAAAGGCATCATCTGAGATACAAAAAGGATCTGTTAAGCCACGAAGATATTTATATGAGTTCATTGGTATCGTGCTGCCTTGCACTGGATGACAAACAGTTTCTTTATATCCCAGTCAAAACATATATGTGGACAGCTCATCCTGAATCGGTATCGAGATCAGAGCAAGGCCTATTCATTGAACATCACTTTGAGGAATATCTTGAGTCCAGTGGGTATGTATTCACGGAATTTTATAAAAATCACCCTGCTCTATCGGATTTCACAAAAGAAAAAGCCCTTGCCGTGATCCTGGTTGCATACTTCTACCACATGGGAATCATCTTCAGGAATGCCCGGAAAGGAGTTAATCCTGACATAGCGGTATATGTGACCAAGTACATTCAGGAAGTGAAAAGCCTTTACGGAATGACCAACGATGATATCTTGGAATATTCTGCTGGCAATGAAGGAAAATTTTATTGGTCCTGCATGATATCCGCTGAGATAGCCACTGGCCCATATATCCCGATGATGACACTTCAACAGTATTTAAGTCTTGTAGGAGGTGAAGAATGACCGCTAAAGAATATCTTAATCAGATCCATAAACTTGAGAGGTCGGCTCTTCGCATTGCAGAACAGATTGAATATCTTGAATCAAAGTTCGGGTATCATCCACTGCAGCTTGATGATTCAGGCGGAAGTCACGGAACACCTGATGAAGATATAATGGCTGACATTCTCGGAGAAGTCACAGAGTTGGAAGTTGAACTTAAACGGAAGATGCTTGATTATGCCAAACGAAAGAAAGAAGCCATTGAACTGATAGAGCAGATCCCGAAGGAAACATACAAAGATTTGCTTATTAAGCGGTATATTGAAGTGAACCGTGCTCACCCGGATCGGCTTAAATCCTTCGAGATGATATCTGTTGAAATGGGTTACTCTTTTAACTCCATGAAAAAGATGCACTCCCGGGCTTTGAAAGAATTTGACAGAATATATAAAGTGTCTACCCAAAGTCACCAAAAAAAGGTTTAATATGATAGTGTGCAAATCTGAAGAGTAAATCATTTGGAACCCTCACTAAGAAAAGGGCATCGCAAGAGCGGTGCTCTTTTTATATGTTCATATGGCTGAAAAGAAAACTACAACCAAACGAAGAATAGACCGGCAGGGGTCGTTTAATACGGAGTTCTTGAAGAACAAGAAGAAAATATTGGCCACCCAGTCCGTATGTGCCATATGTGGCAAGCCCATCGACATGACCCTAAAAGGCAGTGATCCAATGGGCCCGACAGTTGACCACATAGTTCCCATCGACAAAGGCGGTCATCCCTCGGACATAAGCAATTTGCAATTAGCCCACCGGGTATGCAACCTGAAGAAGTCCAACAAGTTGCCTTCAGGCACTTCTGGAACTGCAAAAGCAAATTTAACAGTCCCCAACAACCTATTACCACAGGAGACGGATTGGTCATTGTATCGGGCCAAGCCATAGGGGGTGTACCACCCTCCCCCGGGGCTCGATTTACCTTCCCCGCCGTCCTGCTAAAATTTTTCCCAAAATTGTGGATAACTTCCCGTAAGCAAGAAAAGGAATCAAAGAAATGGCTGAACTGTTAGGCATCGAATACCTGAGAAAGAAACTGAATAAGGTGCGCAAGCGTGTACTTACAAGGTATGCGTATTATGACATGAAAAAGGCTGTGGAAGGGTATCAGCTTGTCATTCCGAATAAGTTTAAATACCTTGCGACCATATTAGGCTGGTGTGGAACAGCAACGGACTCGATGGCTGACAGGTTGGTTTTTCATGGGTTCAGGAATGATAGTTTTGACCTGAATGAGATATTCTCCATGAATAACCCTGATATAATGTCAGATTCCGCAATCCTTGCAGCTTGCATCGGATCTTGCAGCTTTATTTATATCTCCCCCGATTCCAACGGATATCCGAGGCTGCAGGTGATTGACGGATCTAATGCCACAGGAGCTTTAGATCCTATTACGAATCTGCTTACGGAAGGTTATGCAGTGCTTGAGAGGGACCCGAACAGCCAGAAGCCGACACTCGAAGCGTATTTCCTTCCTGGCACGACAACTTTTTACCGTGATAAGGAAGTTGTTAGGATTATGGAGCGGCCTAATGTACCTTATCCTCTGCTTGTGCCTATCATCTATCGTCCTGATGCGACAAGGCCTTTCGGTCATAGTAGGATATCCAGGGCGTGCATGGCAATCCAGCAGGAAGCAATGAGAACTCTTCAGCGTTCAGAAGTAAGTGCGGAGTTTTATTCATTCCCACAGAGGTATGTAATAGGACTCTCACCCGAAACTGAATTAGATTCATATAAAGCAACAATATCGTCTTATCTGTCGTTCACGGAAGCTGATGACGGAACCAAGCCTGCACTTGGACAGTTTGCTCAAATGTCAATGCAGCCGTTCACGGATCAGATAAGAATGCTTGCAAGTTTGTTTGCGGGCGAGACTGGATTAACATTGGATGACCTCGGCTTTGTAGCCGATAACCCATCAAGCGTGGAAGCTATCAAGGCATCACATGAGAGATTGAGGCTGACCGCACGGAAAGCTCAAAGAACGTTTGGAAGCGGATTCCTTAATGCCGGATATCTTGCCGCTTGTCTGAGGGATGATTTCAATTATGAACGGCTCGCCCTCTATCAAGAAAAGCCTGTTTGGGGTCCTCTGTTCGAGCCTGATATATCAGCACTCGGAATGATAGGCGATGCGATACTCAAACTTAATCAGGCTGTTCCGGGCATGATAGATGACAATGTTATATACGACCTCACAGGAATAGAGAATGAGTGATATAGTTCCCGAGCTTGAAACAATTTTATCCGAAACCTTTGCAAATCTGTGTATGACGGACAGTAAGCTGAAAAGACTGCAGAGGACTATGACCGCAGAGGGTGCATCACTTTATGCGGCACGGCTCGGAGAACTTGCTGGGAAGGCTATACAGTCGACTTTGACGGAAGATGTGCTTCCTGACGGAAGATTATATTACAACATAGTCGAGCGGCTTGTAATGCCGATGATGGAACGGAACTTCGGGACTATAACCGAACAGTCAACTATCGTTCAGCAGGTCCTTGATGAAGCGGATGGAATCGGAATCAAGCCGATCGCTCCGAAATTCAATGCCGAAAGGTTTGAAAACATTATCGGAGCGGCATCTTCAGACCAGTTGACATACGCAGAGGGGATTAAATTCCTCGGAGAACCCATAGTAAACGCTTCGCAGTGCATTTATGACGATTTTATTGATGAAAATGCCAGATTTCGTCAAAATGCGGGTTTAAAATGTACGATTATCCGCATTCCTGAGTCGGGATGCTGCGAGTGGTGCCGTGATATGTCGGGTTCATTTGAATACGGAACCGAACCGAAGGATATTTACCGCAGACACGACCGCTGCCGTTGCACAGTTACCTTTAAGAGTGAAAAGTACAGTCAGAATGTATGGACTCGCAGAACTTGGACAGGTGAAGATAAGATTGCAGAACGTGAGACAGTTGGTCGGGAGCTTGTCGGAAGGCTCACAAGTGCTGAACGCAGGGCAAGACGTATAGAACTGAACGAAAGGGTACGGAGTGGACAGGGAAGATAACCAAAACCCAACAAAAGAACTGACACTTGAATATAAGAACTCATACGGCGAAGAAGCCTGCGGTCTTTATGCGGAAACTGGTCGAGAGGTTCAGGAGTGGCAGAAACGGCTTGTTGATAAGATATTAGCTGTCAACGATGAGGGGCTATGGGTTCATACAAAATTTGGTTATTCCGTGCCAAGGCGAAATGGCAAAAACGAAGTAATTGCTATTCGTGAGATATATGGCCTTGAACACGCTGAACACATCCTACATACGGCACATAGAACTTCTACATCTTCTGCAGCGTTTAACAGGCTTATAAAGCTGATGAAACTCGCAGGATATACCGAGAGATTAAGACGAAGTAAAGAACCGCTCGGAGAAATGGAGTTCCTGGTCAACCGTACACATGGGTTTGAATCAATTGAACTTTACAACGAAGGGCACATATCCTTCAGGACAAGGACAGACTCTGGCGGACTCGGTGAGGGCTTCGACCTTCTGATCATAGATGAGGCCCAAGAGTATACAGACTCACAGGCTACGGCTTTAAAATACACGGTATCTGACTCGAAGAATCCACAGACAATATTCTGTGGGACTCCACCGACAGCAGTTTCGGGCGGAACAGTCTTTGTTAAGATGCGAGACAAGGCCCTTGCCGGAGAAAGTGAAAACACAGGCTGGGCTGAATGGTCAGTGGTTGAAATGACCGATGTGCATGACCGTGAAGCATGGTACCGAATGAATCCGAGCTTTGGGACCATCATAAGCGAGAGGTCAATTGCTGATGAAGTCGGAGATGATGACCTTGATTTCAACATCCAGCGACTCGGCTATTGGATCCGATACAACCTTAAGTCGGTAATAAGTGAGAAGCAGTGGAAAGAACTCACGCTGGAAAAGCCACCTGAAGCCGTTGGCAAGATTCATGTCGGAATAAAATACGGCAAGGACGGCCACAACGTATCAATGAGCATTGCCGTCAAGTGTAAAGATGGCAGAGATTTTGTATCAGGCATCGGATGTCAGAACTTCCGAAACGGATCCGATTGGATTATCAATTGGCTTGCAAAAGCAGACCCGGCAAGAGTGGTCGTTGACGGAATGAATGGTCAGCAACTACTCACCAAGGCTATGGCAGAAGCAAGGCTGAAAAAACCTATCCTTCCGACTGTTAAGGAAATTATAACGGCGAATGCGATGTTTGAGCAGATGCTCATTAACAAAGAAATCTGTCACAGAGACCAGCCAGCACTTACTCAGTCAGTGAGCAACTGTGATCATAGAGCCATTGGTTCAAACGGCGGATTTGGTTATAAATCCATCAAAGATTCCGTTGATGTATCACTCATGGAGTCAATGATCCTTGCTCTTTGGTCTTTGGAGACACAAAAAGCCGTAAGGCAACAGGTAAATTATTAAGGCATCCGAAAGGGTGCTTTTTTAATACAAAAATTTACGCAACTGTGCGGAAAAACAGGGAGGACACAAAATGGACGAAAATAATTTTGAACCAATCACGACTCAGGAGGACTTTACAGCACGAATCGAACCTATCATCAAGGACCGAGTGGCAAGAGCACAGGAGACTGCATCAAAGAAGTATGCGGATTATGATTCTCTGAAGGCAAAAGTCACGGAACTCACCAAGGTGAACGAGGAACTTGCAGAACAGGTGAAATCTGTAGCTGAGAAGGACACCGAAATTGAAGCACTCAAACTTCAGAATGCAAAATACGAGACGGACTCGGCAAAAACCCGAATTGCATTAGAGAAGAAAATCCCCACGGAATACTGGAAGTATATTACAGGTTCCAACGAAGAAGAGATTACTGCTTCGGCTGACGGAGTGCTTAAGGATTGGGGAACAAAACAGAACGCAGACATCCCACTTGCATCGGCAGAAACTAAATCTGCAGATGACAAGAAGGAACTTATGAGAGAGACCCTTAGAGGTCTTAATTTAGGAGGTTAATTATTATGGCAGACGCAAACACTGTAAAAGCAGGTAGCCTTTTCAATCCTGAACTTGTTAAAGAAATGTTTTCCAAGGTTGGCGGACATTCATCTGTTGCCAAGCTTGCAAATCAGGTTCCCGTTGCATTTTCCGGCAACGAGTACATGACCTTCTCACTCGACAACGAGATTTCCATCGTTGGTGAGTCTGGTGCAAAGCCTGCAGGCGGCGCAACTATTAGTCCTGTTACCGTAAAGCCCCTCAAGGTTGTTTATCAGGCAAGAATTACCGATGAGTTCATTAAGTGCTCTGAGGAGAAGCAGCTTTCTTACCTTGAGACTTTCGCAGAGGGATTTGCAAAGAAGATTGCTCGTGGCCTTGATATCATGGTATTCCACGGACTTAATCCTGCAACTTCTTCCGCATCAGCAGCAATCGGAACCAACAGCTTCGATACCTGCACTGCAGTATCAACCGTAGCATTCTCCACTGCTGATTATGAAGCACTGATCACCGGCGGCGTAAATGCACTTGCATCTCAGTATGACTGCAATGGTATTGCAATCAGCAAGTCTTATGCTGCAGATCTCGCTGGAATCACCCTCAATGGCGGACAGAGACCTTACGAAGCATTCATGTGGGGCGGAAATCCTGGTGCAATCAGAGGAATTGCTTGTGATGTCAACGACACTGTTGCCGTCAGTGCAAGCACCGCAGTATCTAATTACTGCTACCTCGGTGACTTCCAGAACGCATTCAAGTGGGGCTATGCAGAGCAGATTCCTCTTGAGGTTATCCAGTATGGTAATCCTGATGGTGGAGCCCTTGATCTTAAGCAGGCTAACGAGGTTCTTCTCCGCACCGAAGCATATGTCGGATGGGGAATCCTTGACGGCTCCGCATTCAGCCGCATAGTTAAGGCTTGATGGCAATATTCACAAATACCCTCTCCGGGATAACGACCGAACTTCCCGATGATTTCAGCGGTACGAACTGGGTAAAGGTGGCGGCATCCAAACCCAAGAAAACGACCGCTGAAACCGAAGAGGTTGAGACCCCGAAAAAGAGGGCGAAGAAGAAAGAGGATTGAACATGGGTGCAGTATACGCTACCACACAGGAATTAGCAGCATATTGGAGACCACTTACTACGGAAGAAATCAGCAGAGCAGATGTTTTGCTTGAGAAGGTTTCTGCAGAAATGCGAATCATGGCAAGTGGTATAGGGCATGACCTTGACGCCGAGATCAGTGAGAATGATGACCTTGCTGCTATGGCAAATACAGTATGTATGGACACGGTAGCACGCATCCTTAATCAGTCTACTACTGATGAAGCAATGAGCCAGTATTCACAGTCTGCTATGGGATATACCGTATCAGGAACTTATTTGGTTCCCGGTGGCGGTTCTCTCGTACTGAAGAGAGACTTTAAGCGGCTTGGACTGTCTCGCCCACAGCTTCAGATACTGGAGGTGTTCGATGTCGAAACTGAAAGGCATTAAGGTTGTATTACACCTCAAAACACAGAATGGAGTGGATGGCTTCAATCGCCCGATATACATTGACACAACTAAAGAAGTGGACAATGTGCTTATCGGTGAACCGAGTACGGATGACATCACGAACGAATTAAACCTTACTGGAAAAAAATTAGCGTACACTCTTGGGATTCCCAAGGGTGACACTAATGTATGGACCGATACAGTGGTTGAGTTCTTCGGCGAGAAATTCAGGACTTTCGGAGAGCCGACACAGGGCATTGAAGCAATGATCCCTCTTGAATGGAACAAAAAGGTCAAGGTTGAACGCTATGGCTAAAGTTAAAGTTGTACTGAATCGGTCAGAGATACGGAAGCAGATACTCAATGGAGATTCCACAATGCAATACCTCACGGAACTTGCAGAGGGCATTCAGGGCAGATGCGGAGACGGCTACGAAGTGTCATCCCAGAAGGGAAAAACACGTTGTAATGCCAGGATATCAACCGAAAATTACAGAGCTATGCGTGATAACTACAAGAACAACACATTGTTAAAGGCGATGAAATGATAGAAAAAACTGTACTTGATTGCTTAAAAGCAAACGATTTAACAGCATACATGGAAGTGCCGGAAACGTTCCCTACGGGGGATTTTTGCGTTGTTGAAAAGACCGGGAGTTCCTATAACAACAAAATATTTTCTGCCACTATCGCAATTCAAAGTTATTCTGATTCTCTTTACGGAGCTTCACAGTTAAATGAAGCGGTTAAAGGAATCATGTTGGATAACCTTCTTGAAGAAGATGAAATCGGTAGTGTTGACCTGAACAGTGATTATAACTACACCGATTCGGAAACGAAGAGATATCGCTATCAGGCCGTATACGACATCACTCATTATTGAGGAAGGAGTTAAAAAATGGCAAATACCGCAGCAAATGTCAGTGTCGGAAAACCTGCCGTTGCGGGTTCGATATATGTCGCACCCCTCGGGACCACACTTCCGACCGACACCTCAACCGCACTTGATGTTGCCTTTAAATCACTCGGTTTTGTATCTGAAGATGGAGTTACCAACTCCAACAGCATGGAAACCGATGATATTAAGGAGTGGGGCGGAGCAACTGTTCTTCCGCTTCAGACAAGCAAGGACGATACATTCCAGTTCACTCTTATCGAGGCTCTGAATGTGGATGTCCTTAAGACTGTTTACGGAGCTTCAAACGTAACCGGCACGCTTGCAGCTGGACTTACAATCAAAGCCAACGCTGCTGATCCTGTTCAGTATGAATGGGTTATCGAGATGGTGCTTCGTGGCGGAGTTGCAAAGAGAATTGTTATTCCTGCAGCATCTATTACCGAGCTCGGAGACATTGCATACACCACAAGTGATGCAATTGGCTATGAAGTCACACTTACTGCAACCGCTGACAGTGCAGGAAATACTCACTATGAGTATCTCAAGTCAGCATCTTAAATGTTA